AATGTTCCAGCACCAGAAGATGAAGCAGAGTTACCAGGTTGTGATGTGATAGTTACAGCAGATGCAACTTCAGCAGCAATGGTATCATCAGATGCGTCACCAGATGTACCAGCAGCAACAGACATAGCTGCTATGCATTCTGCCTTGTGACGTGTGGCACCATAGTGATCTGTATATGTTCTATACAACCACCAACCAGGATTTTTAATTCCACGAGACTTACTCTCAGCAAGAGAACCCTCAGTAGAATCAGCAAAAATCAACTCATAACTATTAGAGTCTCCACCTAGTATTACAAATTCTGCAACCTGTTTTGGAGGAGTTCTTTTAATTACACTAGCAGCTGCAACTGTAGCAGTTGCACCAGCATATACTTTGTGTAATTCTATGCTAGTTGTGCTAGTAACAGTCTTAACAATGTAGTTAACACCAGAAATTTCAAGTACATCACCACCGACAACGGTGTCAGCAGCGTTCTTTGTTACGGTAGCATCGCCATTGACGACACCAACACTTTGTGAGAATGCAGCAGCATCCGTTGTTCCAATAAGTGACATCTTTTTCTCTAATCGTGTATAGTTCTAAGTTTTATTTATAAAAGGACTATTCCTTTGCTGCGATAGCGGCTTTGACAGTCTCAAGTAACTTGTCATCCATATCAGTTTTGGTCAGTTTGACCGCCTTACCTAGGATAACTAAGCAAATATCTATTAATTTTTCTCCAAGTTCCTCATTGTCAGGAATCTTGCTTACTGCATCAGAAATTATTTTTGTTGCAAGTGGAAGTAAAAACGAAAACATGGTATTAATCCATAATGTGTGTGTATCTATTTATTACTTTTCCCACTCCCCTAAAATCTCACCCATAATCTTCATAAAATCCTTGAATGACATCAGTTTTCCTACTCTATGATGTCTTCTTGCTTTTAATACACCAGACTCAAATGATTCTTTAGTCAAAAACCCATCACCCCTTACCTTCATGCCCTTGGGAATAGGTTTACACTTCTGACTATCATTACAATAATACTCACCTTTACCACATGTCTCTTCTTTTGCTACCTTTTTCTCTGGTAGTCCTTTATGTTTAGTTTTTGCAAAGTCTTTTGCATCAGACTTTTTTATGCTGGAAGCAACTCTGGCAACCTCAGATGAGGGAGCTTTCGTCTCACCTTTCTGAGTCGCTCTAACCATCCCGAAGAATCTTTGTTGGGATTTGGAGACTGATTTTTCATGTAACACCTCTTCATTTTTCGTTGTAGTCACTATGCCTTTCTGCCCATCGTTAATAGTAGGCATCACTTCAACATGACCAGACTTCTTATTCTTTTTAGAATAAGTATCTTTCTTGTTTTTGATCTGTTCTTTTAGTTCCCTATAGGATTTCATTTTTTCTTAGACATAGCAATAATCTTGCCGACCTTCTTGCGTCTTGCAATTAGGTACTTGTCTGACTTATCCTTATCACCATCGTTATCTATGTCACCGTCTTCTTTTCCAACTGGATCTAACTTTTTCTCTGTTACATGCTCTACTGATTCTGCTGCTTTCTTAAATGCATCTTTAGCAGGGTATCCTTTATCGCCAGGTTTTGCAGGAGATTCTCCTCTCTTTCTCTTAGCGTGAATGTTGTCATAAAGACCCTTCTTACCTTCTTTTATCTCATCTTCATGTGGTATTGTGTTACCATCTTTGTCTTTCTGATGATGAAACTCATCTTCTTTAACGCAATTAGGAACTGACTTTCCTCCTTTCATCTTAGTTCCCTTTGCCTTATATCCTTTCCAGCATGTAGAAGCACCAACATTAGCACGTGCTTTCTTCATACTACCTTCGTCTATATTATCCCAGTTCTCAATCTTAATCTTTTCAAGAACCATTAACTCTCCATCAATTTCTATCTCTTCTCTTTCTAAAATGTTTGGGCACTCCTCAGTAGGATGGTTACCACCACATTTCTTACAAACTTCTGTCTCTTCTTTAGTAGCGAGTTGTGCTTTAGGAGATTCTTTCTTAGGACCTTTCTTTTTAATAGATACTCGTTCAATCTCTGCACCGTGTGACTGTGGATCCATGCCATCAAATGGTGCTTCAGATAAATGTAAATCTGGTATGTCAGTGTTTTGGAAGCAGTCGCCACCCATCCACTTATTATATTGTTCCATCAAACCTGATGAGAAATCATCATTGTTTTTGACAGTGTTAATTGTATCTTGCTTCTTCATTTACTTACAAGGAGGTTCTTCTCGTATTATTTATAGCTCTAACATTCTTAATCCATTCACGGAACATTTTTCCTTCTTCAGATATAACAATTGCATAGTTACCACCCACTCTATGGATAGTTCCTTTGACTCCTGTTCTTGAAGACATGACACTATCACCCTCGCTCAGACCTTTTTCGTGTCTTTGCTCTTGTCTTAGTGCTTGTTCTCGTAATTTCTTAAAATTTATCATTTATAGTTGGCGGGTAAGTTCGCTGCTATTTCCATCATTAACATTCGACAATCATTCTCTTTTAAACTGGTAGGTATACCAGATCTGAATGTTTTAAAATCATCAGCAAACGCTGCTCTTCTCATTTTAGTACCAGATACTGCAAACGTGTCACCATCTGCGTCTCTACTACCAGAAGATACGATGTCTAACTTTCTAAAAGAATATTCATCTCCATTATATTTATGAATCCACTGCATCGCTTGTACTCTATCAGATCCCACAAGAAATATACACTCATCATATCCTGCCATCATAATATCTTGTAAAACTGCTACTGGATCTCTAGGTCCGCTGTATATTTTACCTTTATGCAGAGGAAACATCTTATTCATATAAAATAATTTTCTATCTGGCAACAAGGGATTGTTCCCTTTAGTATCTACTGTCTGGGAAATGTAAATTCTATAGTCATCTGTGCCAGCAGCACGTTTTACATTATCAAAATTTTCTTTATGTCCTGTGGTTGGTGGTTGAAACCTACCAAATGTCATATAGCATCGTTTTGTTACTAACGCCATTTCTTTGCAACAGTAAAGTTATTGTATGAGAACTCAAGACGATTAACAAACTTGATCATGTCTCCATCTTTATGTAGAACATAACCCTCAGGACCTGTGACTTTATATCCTGTGTCGGTTTGTACAAATGTTTTAAAAGTTTCTAGTTTATCTAGTTTATTAATGACAAATTGCTTAATTTCTTGTATTTCTTTGTACAAACCAAGCATTGATTTAAACTTTGTAGCGTTATTGATCAGATAGTTTTCACTATCATATATTAATTTCTTCTTAGCAACCTGTGTTTTTGGTGTTTTTATCTTATCAGCAAGAGGTTTTACCTTACTATGATAAAAATTAGTCAAGTCTTCGAGTGCTTTTGTTGTATTTGATATAGTCTTTTGATTTTTAATTTGACTATTAAAAAATTGTTTAAGGTATGAAGATACATGCCATTTAGCATCTCCTGCAGTACCAGAAAGAGTAGTCAATTCATCTAAAAAGTCTCCAGATGCAGCACACATCTTTTCTATGTTAGCAACGTACTTATCAAACAACACTTCTTCTGAATGATTTAAACCAACTCTATCCATTGGAGTGTCATTATCAACAGATAACACTTCAATAGATCCTTTTACCTTTGCACCAGCAACCGCTTGCATGGTTTGAAAATCAGTACCTCTGTAATGTGTATGAAAAACTACACCTATCTTTGCTTTACTCGTTGCTACACCTATAGGATGATCTACAGGTATACCATACGTTATAGTGTTTGGTGTAAATGTATATAATTTCTCTCCATTAACTGTTTCTCTTTTTACATCAGTAGTAAACAGTAAATCTCCTTGAACTATGCCTTGTATACCTAAAGTAGAAAAATACTTCAAAGAATATTTTAATTTTTCTGCAAGATCTCCTTCATAATATAAATCTACATCAGCATCACGGTAACATGCTTTAGAATTTATTGCGAAAACAGATTTTGTTCCAACAAAAAACATGCCACTGTTAGGATCAGTACCGCATACAACTGATGGTGCACCATCCCATTTAGTTTGCATAAAACCTGTGCTGTTATCACATCCAAGCATCTTTCTCAGTTCCTTGAGAAAATTAACAGACGCTATACAACCCTCAACTCCATAGTTGAGCATCTCATCTTCTAAATGTTCAAGGTGTTTTAGTTGAGTTACGTTTGCCATTAACTATCGTCTGCTATTTCTGTAGAATCTCCTTGATGTCCTGTTGCAACAGTCTCGCCTTTCATTGTATATTTTGTCTGTAACTTATCAGGATATACACGAAGTGGATCTGCAGCAGTTCCTTTATCAGTTGTGTTTCTAATGTTAAAAACCATGTTAAATACAGGAGTTTCCATACTTATATTAACACGTTTCCTCCCTCCTGTCTCACCACCGTAACTTATTTTTACGTTAGATGGAGTGCATGCTCTTTCTAAAAATTTCTTATTTATTTCTAGATGTTTAATTTTTGTTCCTCTCTGTAAATGCACGTAATGATAACCATATCCTAGAGATCCCATGATAAGTTCCTTTATTAATTTAGAATTATAATTTGGACTATTATCTACTTGATGATATCTTCTATTACCATTTTGAAATTCATTAAAAGTAGCACATAAAAATTGTTCGTTCAAACCAAAAGTTTTTATCAATGCTTTTCCGTCTGGTTTTGTTATTTTTCCTGCCTTAACTTCGTCTACAGTAAATACAGTAGTTTTTAATCCAACATTAGATAGGTTAGTTGTACCACTAGTTTTAAGTGAAAGATATATTTTACGTTTTTTCTTATTACATTCAGTATCTAATGTTATATCAGTAACAGTAGAACCTATATCATATCCATTGTTACGAGATGCAGTTCCTACTTCCCAATGTTTATCTACTAATTTTATTGGTCTTTTTTTATTTGATTTACCCTCAGGAATTACAACAATTTTTTGACACTTTTCTAACTTATAATATTTTATTATGTCTTCAAGAAAACTTTTGTATTTATTGTTATCTATAGTATTTGTATCAATCCATTTGTTAAGAGCGACTTCCATGTCTCTCTCAAATAAACTTCCTTGATTATTCTTTCCTTTTGCTCCTCTACTACCATCACCAAAGTCTGGTCTCAATTTTGTAAGACTTAATTCTTTTATAATTTGTTTTATAGTAAATCCACCTTCTAACAATCTTATAATCTTACATTCATTCTTTTTACTAGAATCAAATGCTAAAGGATTTTTTACGATATGTCCATAATGTTGAATCAAATGTCTGTACAAAGCCAATGCTTCTATAGCAGATGTTTCATTCATAAATTTTACTGCTTTTCCAGCTTCTTCAAATGTAGATGGTAGGATGTCGAATGCCACTTACCTATCCCCTTTCTTCCTATTTTCAGAAAAGTAAACATCGAACGATCCCTCAGGATAACGCTTCTCTAATTTCTTGACATTAGTAGCAATCACTTCATCAAATGATACTTCAAGTGCCATGCATGCCTGTGCTACGTACCACATGATGTCACCAAGTTCAATGATCAGATGTTCTCTGTTGTCTTCGTTCCATGGTTTACCTTGGAATACCATCTTCTTAATGATCTCAAGGAACTCTCCACCTTCAGCATTAATCCCAACACCAGCAGTGGTAAGACGTTCAATATTGGCACCTTCTCTGTCAAGTTCACCCAAGCGATCAACAAGAGATTTAAAATCCTTACTAGGAGTGCTTGTGACAGCATCCACGAAATGAGTGTACCTATCAAAGTCCACATGCTTTATACGTTCCATTCTGCAAATTTAGATAATCGGTTTTGTGTTTGTGAGAATTGTTGTAAGGTTTCTCCCACCTCTTCATCTTCTATAGTAATAGCAGACGAGTCATCTGCTACATCATACAACCTCATTTTCGATCTGTCAATTCCCAGAATGAATTTTCGTGAGGCAGTCGGGTCATTGTATCTGTTCTTAAGTTGTTTGACCAAGATGCGACCTTGTTGTTCAAGTTCCTCAGTAGATATAAGGGCAAACATAAAATCAGCAGTGGCAGGGAGACCAAAAGACTCAGAAGTGTCAGTGAGATCGGGATCAGAGTTACCGTAACCGCTACGAGTAGTTTGAGTAGCAGAGATAATAGGTAAATTACTTTCCACAGCAAGACCCCGAAGCTCTTCAGCAATCGCTTTAACATAGGTATACGAGTTAACAACAGCACCTTTATATCTAACAGAAGCACAAATGTTTAGATAATCAACAAAGATAAGATCAGGTGTAAAATC